GAATTGAGTTGCTTGCTTCGCTTCTAAATCGTATTCTACACCTTTTCTATAAACGAAATTGTTACCTGCTACGCCTGTTTTGAATGTTACTTTCATAATTATTTTGTTTTAAAAACGAGCCGACCGAAGCCGACTCGTGTCATTAATCACCCATATATATTATGAAACACCCTATGCCTGCTGTAACACTTTAAGTGGTGCACCTGCACTAATCAAGTCACCATCAACACGTTTGTAAGCGATGAAACCAACGTTTAATTCGTCAGCATATCTTTCGTCCATTCTTAAGACGTTGATACCACCTGCAACACGTACTGCATATCCAGAGAAATCACCGAATAGAACTGTTTTCTTACCTGTCGTAATTGCAGAGTCCATATCTTGGTTAATTTTTACTTCTTTGCCCAAGATGAACATTGTACCGTCGTTTGCAAACGTGATCGGATTGTAGTTTTCTGCTGCTGTCAATCCTAACTTGCGAACTGCTGCATGAACTGCATCATTCATCATGTAGTAACAAGATGTCCCCATTCTGTACGCAGGATCAACTGAATAATACAAGTCAATCAATTCTTCGTGTGTAATTGCTGTCGCACTTGCTGCAGTTTTACCTACCGTTGCTGCCGTAATCACGCCATTAGGTTTTGCACTTCCGTCACCAGTTGTTAAAGCTGCGTTTGTTGCTCTTGCAATACGCTGACCTAACAATTCAGTCAAGTATCCGATAAGGTTTACTTCTTCGTCTTGTAGTAACTGCTTAGACACTTTCACAAGTGTGCTGTAAGTATATGCAGACAAATCAGTATTACCAAACGTCATATCAGCAACAGTCGTTGCAGAACCTTCTGTTTGTAATGCAGCATCAACCGCTGTGTCATTCACTTTTGGAATAGGTAATGTGTTACCTGTTGCTGTTGAAAATACTCTTGCAACGCTTTCAACTTCACCGACAAATTGCTTTGCCCAGTCCAGTTCCGATGTCCACCCCTCTGGGATGGTATACCCACCTGCACTGTCTGAAGTTGTTTGCGGATTAGTACCACGAAGCAAGTATCTTTCTTCACGATTCAATTCCTGCATTCCGTATCTCAAATATTTGTTGAACACATCACTGCGTGACTGCTTTGAAGTTTTCACTTCTGCAACTGCAGGTGTGTTTTCAAATTCTGACTTACGAGCCGCAAACGCTTCTAAGTTGCGAATCTGTCTGTCAAGTTCATTCATTGCTTCAATCAACTTATCTGCTTTCTGTAATTCATCAGATGATAAGTTTCTTGATTCTTGTTTTGCGACATTGTAAACATCGTTTAATTGATTAAACAGTCGCCCTTTTTCAGTTTTTAACTCTCTTAAAGTTTTCATACCTCTGTTTGATTTATAAAAATTAGGCGTGATAATTCAATGCCGCCTCTATTAATTTCATATCTATTTCTGCAGCGTTGTACTGCTCTTTTTCTTCACTACGTTGTAGTTCTTCTTGCTTTAACTGTTCAAGTTTTCTAACAGCAACAGACGCTTCAGGATAAGCAGGAAAAGTCACAGGACTTACATCGTACAGTCTTTTCACTTTCTTGATTTTACGAAACGCAATACCTTCTTTGCTTGACCATTCATCATCATCAACAGTAAAACCGAAGCTACTTTGTGAAATATCACCACGCTTAATCATTTCAAGCAAGTCGTTACCCATCGAAGTGTTCGGTGCTTCAAATTCATATTTCAAGCCTCTTTCGTCTTCGTACAGTCTAAGTGTACCTGAAGCTGTTCTTGCCAAAATAAAATTATTGTCGTGATTGAACAATGCACGAACGTCAGAAGTCTGTATTGCTTCTTTGAATGCACCACGTTCTATTTGTTCAATGAATCCGCCTAAGTCTTCACTGTCAGAATCAAACACTGCAGCGTAACCTGTTACCATTCTTGACTCTGTTTCTTGTGCCGCTTCAATCGTTGCTGCACGTTTTTCGATATTCTTATTCATATCACTTTTATTTTCTTGTATTTCTGCTGCTTTTCGTGCTGCCCATTTCACCATTGAATCACCACCCCAAGCTGCAAACATAATGCTGCCGCAAATTTCTTTACCGTTTTCATCTGTGAACTTTGTTTGGTCGTACACTTTTGCACGACTCAAAAAAGAGTGAATGTCCTTGACATCTTGTTCACTCAATGCTTCACGATTTGCTAACTGCCTTGCACGATTCCAACCAACTGAAGTACCACAAGAAGAACCATTTTCTTCTTTATGCTTCAACGCTCTTTTCGCTTCGTCACTTGCTGCCTGTGGGTAATCAGTCATTGTTTATTGTGTTTTGCTGTCCGACAATATCCATATTCAAAGGTCTGTAATAAGCATCGCCACCAGTGTAAGTTGGTAAACCTTCAGACTTTCTAATTTCATTCGGACTAATTGCAGCAATCATAAACAACCGATTATAATAGTCTGCACGACCTGCCATATCCGCACGCATCAAAGCAGTCATGTCGAAACGTATTTCTAAATTGTCTGACCCTGGTAACAACTTACGATTCAATTCTGCTTCAATTCGTTCAATGTAAGTTGTCAAAGTGTGCTGAACATACGTTGCGTTCATCACTTCGATATTGTTATGTGTTGCTTTTTCCATTGCATACAGCAAATGCAAAGGCACACCATATATCCGTGCAATTTCTTCAACTTGAAACTGTCTTGCTTCTAACAATTGTGACTCTTGCGGCTTACTTCCGACAGGTTTGTAATCTATACCTAAATCAAGAACTGCTGTACCGTTCGAGTTTTTGCCACCATACTTTCTTTGCCACGCTGCAGATAAGTCAATCTTTTGCTGTGCTGTCAAATTCTTATCTGTCTTCAACACACCTGCAATCGTACCGCCATTACCGAAGTAAGTTGCTGCGAAGTTATTTGCTGCAATACTTATACCTAAGTTTTCTGCATGAACTTGAAGCGGACTTTTACCCCAAACAGGATTGTCACCAAAGCCGACAAAATGAATAACATCATCAGCAAAGATAAAACTGTCATATCCTTTGATTTCATACACTAAATAGCCGTCAATGATTTTTGCTTTAATCTGCCCAGTAGGTAGGTCTAAACCTATAACGTTGCCAGATTGGTCAGTACGAATTACTGCAATACCGTTGCCGTTTGACGCAAGGTTCTTCACCATGCGTTCCATAAAAGTAAAGCCTGTATAAAATTGCGAAGGCGACTTTAATAATTTGCTTATAGGATGAGCTGGCAGTGCTTTACGACCTTCTTCTGTTATTTCATACACTGAACATGGCAGAGACGCTACACTGCCTGCAATTAGATTTTCGCAACGCCATGCCGCAGATACCGACAAAGCAGTATCTTTTGTGACGTGCACCTTTGTCGCATTCGTATTCCCACCGTTCAGCCATTCAACAAGATTGGTTGACGGATTTTCAAGCGAAGAACGTCTTGAAAAAGCGGATTGTATGCGTTGTATTATGCCCATGCAACAAAATTAAAGAAATTAATGTGTAAAAAACAAACATTTTTATTATGTACGCTTTTCGGCTGTGATTTGTTTCATCAACCAAGATTGAATTCATAATCTTTTGGCAAACTGCCGTCGTCTTCGTTCTTAGACTCTACAATTAACCACGCACCGATTGCGTTTATTAAAGCAGCAACACCATCTATCTTTTCACGACTTCTTCTTTTGCTTATCTTGATTTGGTCTTCTGCATTCCGTTCTATCTGTACATTTTGCAGCATCCAATTGAATACAGGATGATTGAAATGTTTTATGTCACCTTTTAAAGCAAGACGTTCAAACTCTTTTGTCGGTGCAGCCATTGACCGAAAGCCTTGACCGAAAGGTACCATCGGTGCACCTGCTTCTGTCAGATTATTTACAAGCTGCGAACTATTCCATCTGTCATAGTGAATAACTTGTATGTCGTACTTTTCAAGCATATCACAAATGAATCGAAATAGATAGTCATAATCTGTAACGTCACCTGGCGTTGTTAGAATATAGCCTTGTTCTATCCATTCTAAATACTTCACACCGTCAAGTCTTGCACGAGTCTTTGCAGTTTCTTCTGGAATAAAGAAGAAAGGTAGCATTGCAAAACCGTCTTCTAATTTAAACCACAACACGAATGCTGTGATGTCTATCGTACTTGCTAAGTCAAGCCCTGCATAGCATTCACGACCTGCCAAATCTTTCTGTTTGATTTTAATTTCGTTGCCGCTTCTTTGCCATATGTGATTTTCGATGAATTCTTCTGTCGTGTTTGTCCATATATTCAAGTTCTTGACTTTAAAAGCCATTTTCTTTGTGATTCCTTCGGTCTTTGCGTTTTGGTATTGTGTTTTTAAGTACTGTGTTTTTGGACTTATTCCAAGACCAGGATTCGCTTTAATCCATACTGTTTCGTCTTCCCAGTCATCGTCTGCATCTAAATCGTATATTGCTATAAATAAGTAATCGTTCTGCTTTTCGTTCTTCAGTACATCTTTGCAAGTGTCTTCAAAAGTCTTACAAGCTGATGCTAAATTGTACCCTGCTGTTGTAATAATAATCAACAACGGTTCATCAAATGCACCCATACCTGTTTCAAGAATGTTCACCATTGAGTCGTCAGGATGTGCATGATATTCATCAATGATACCCCAATAAACCAAGTGACCGTCTTCTGTTTTACTGTCACGACCAAGAGGCTGCGAAAACATATTGTACTTGCTATCAATGATACGTCTTGCATTCGTTGTGATACGTTTCTTCACGTACTTATCGAAAGAAGCAAGTTTTGTGATCATTCTTTTCTGTCGTTCCCATCCGATTTTTGCTTGATCACGTTTCGTAGCAGCCCAGAATATTTCACCAGTTTCTTTCGGAAATATCAGAAATTCCAAGTTTGCCAAGGCAGCAAGAAACTCTGTTTTGCCGTTCTTTCTTGCGACCTTGACGTATGCTTTTTTGAATCGCCTTACTTTTGTCTTTTTAATTCTCCAACCGTGCAGCATCGCAACAATAAACGCTTGCCATTCTTGCAAAGGGAAACCTTGATATTCACGAGCAGAAGTCAAAGGCATTACTTGTATAATCTTAATTGCAGTGTCTGCTATCTTTTCGTCAAAGTAGAATTGAAAGTTTCTTTTCTTACTCTGTTTCAAATCATCTAAATGACGCTGTACTGCTTGACGGATATTTTCGCCAGCAACGATTTCACCAGTTTGAACTTTCTGTATATACGAGTCATAAAGCGTCATCTACATAAATATTATAAAAAGAACAAGTAAAAGGTATGCAATCCATTCTTCAATGCTAATTTCTTCCATTGCGTTTCAGTTTTTCAAATTCAGAAATAGGTAATGTTGTTCTAATGCCACGATATTCAACAGTGACATAATTCCTGTGCGTCTTGATAACTTTGTAATCGTACTTATCTACACGCTTTCTTTCTCTATTCTTAGGCATAGTCTTATATTTTACCCATCAGTAAAGCGTTAGTATATCCGCCTGCCCATTTAATCAACATCGTCTTAGAAGCAGCTTCACGATTGTAATTCATTCTAGCATTTTCCGATTTGCTAATGCATAACAAGTTGTCAAAGTCGCAATTCATTGAGTCACCATCCTTGAATCGAATGCAGTAATTTTTTGGCACTTCTTCGCCAGTATTCGTCCTGTAGACGTAATGTGATAATCTTTCAATACCTCTTTCGGTCTTTGTAAACTTGTAATCTTTACCTTTTTCTGTTCGTACCCAAATGTCACCAATAGGTCGAATATTCCAAGTTTTGTGTCCTTTTTTCCATTGAGTAGAACTTTTACCGTTAACACCTTTTAAGCCTTTATTCCATGGAACATTACCTTTCTTAAACCTGCCGTGATTGTTAAATACTTTGCGTTTAGACTCTATCCCTAATTCATTTGCTTTACACATAACAGCCCTTTCACTACGATACAACGCTTTGCCGACTTCACGTGCAGTTGTAGTAGGGTAATGTTGTTTTAAATACTTGATTTCTCTTTCTGTCCATCGGTAGCATTTTCTTTTTTTCATAATCATTTATTTTCATTCTCAATTAATGTCAATGTATTGCCTTTGAATTCGGCAACCTTATCTTTTACCATCTGCTTGATAGCCCTTTGCTGATTGATATTCAGCCTGTCACCGTACAACGAATTGAATGTTGAATAATAGTACTGTCCGCACTTGGTGTACTTCACACCAGCTTTCATGCGTCTTATAATCGTAGCTTTTATTCTATTCGTTGTAGCCATTAACCTAATGCTTTCAAAGCCTCTTCAATCGGACTTTCACTGTCGGTTTCAATCTTTTCAAACGAAGCCATTAAGTCACGTGCTTTAATGCTTAGACCTAACAAGTTACTGTACTTTTGAACTTTGTCGTCACACTTCATCAATGCAGTGGCTGCACCTGCAATTGCGTTCGTTCCGTTTGCGTATTCATTTATCATTGCGTAGTTCTTTTCTTGCAACGAAATAAACATATCAAACCAAAAAGCATACTGCGTTGCAGCATCAACATCAAGCGAAGTCAGAACTTCTTCGTCAATTAATGCTTGACACGTTTTGTTAAAGATAACTTCTGCACGTTTATTCAACTTAAAAGACGGCTCAGGCACATAAGATAAGACAGAAGTCTTTTGCTGTTTTATCCTGTCCTTTCTTGCAGTGCCTTGTGCAACTTTTAATTCTGTTGTTTTCCTTCTTGCCATGTTTTAGATATTGCGTTAGTTATTTGCGATTTTTCTTTCTTGCCCTTTTTGCTGCTTTTGCTTTTGCACGTTTTTTAACATCCTTTTTTTTTGTGATTTTTTTTGAAGGGTAATATTTTTCATACCCTTTATTTAATTTTTCTAATATTGTTTCTATCATTTTTCAGATAATTTCTGGAATCAACAACGCAGCATCAATCGTTTCGCTGTTCACGATGTTCATACTCGGAAACATCTGCATTGCTTTTTCTCTGTTTATTTTCGTTAAGAATTTATTTCGTCTGTGCTGGTCCGAAGCATACTGCATTAATTGCTCTGGCGAAAACTGTTTTGCGTGTCCGTAATCGCACCGAACACGATTGCTTGACTTGATGCTGGTGTGTGTAATTCCATAGCTTAAACAGCTTCGTTTAAAGATGTTCGCTACTTCTGCACACCTTGCCGAATCGAAAACACCTTGTGCGAAATCAATCCTACTTTTCTTGTGCATATTCACACTGACAGCAGTTTGAAACGTCGGTATTTCTATTCGTGCGAACATATACCTGTTTTTTACTTTGTATTGCTTCAGTAGTTCAGGTAGAACAATTTGTACAATATCAAGAATGTCTTCGTTGTACGTGTGCAGTATTTTCTTGTTGTTAAGATCTGCAAACACTAAACCGCAGCGTTTAGTGTCTGCATCAAACCCTATTGCATAGTCAAACATCTTTCTTATCTCTTTTGATGTGACGAATAATGTCGATTTGATTTTCAACTTCTTGCAGCAGCCTTATTGCTTTTGCCAAGCTGTACACTTCTTGCATTACAAGATTGTCAAGTTGTTTCGTGAATGCTTCTTGTAATGCATCATCAAGAAATTCTACTGCTTCAGATATGTTTGTTCTGTGTGCCCAGTAGCCTTCGTACTTTGTAGCTGTTTTTTGCTGTTTCATTCTTGGTGTGTTTTAGTTGTTAAAAATATTATTTTGCATTTTT